CTGGCCCAGGGAATTAAATCTGGAACACTAGGGGGCGCATGCTGCGCTTGAATTGAGCCGAATGGAGGAGGAGTTGCCCCCATCGAAAACCCTTCGTCATAAAGGGTTTGATGTCCCAGTAGATCTCCCGCCCTTTTCATTGGGGAGATACTAACTCCTTCGTCAAAGTCAAAATCGTCATAAAATCTCGGATGTCCCAGTAGATCTCCCGTCCTTTTCATTTCCGAAGTCGGATCTACACTGTAAAAGCTGGAATCAGGATCGTCGATAATGTCGAATCGATCAGGATCGCTCGGCACTGTCGTTTTGAATAGACCTTTCAGCAACGCAGAACCTCCCATCGAAGCAATAGCACCTCCTAAGGCTCCCATTAAAGCTGATTTTTTCTGACTTCTTTGGTAAGCCATCTGCTCTAGAAATCGTTCGTGCTGGAGGTTAGTTTTGTACCGCTCCTCTTTAAGCTGTGCAGATGTACTGAGAGCCTTCTGCTCCATTTCTAAAAGCATGCGCTGATTCTGCATCCGCTTTGACATAGCAGCTTCACTTGCCAGAGTCGCAGATTGCGCCCGCGCAAATCCGCCGAGCACAGTTTGAGCTCCCCCTGTCAGCCCCGCACTTTGTTCAGCGCGTTCGACTTGAGCAGTAGCTTGCTCCCTAATCCCTTGCTCAAGAGCAGCCTCTAAGACCGGATCGTCAAATCCACTTAGTTGCCGTAGCCTCCGTGCATAGTTTTCAAACTGTAATGCCGATGAGCTTGGTCTTTGTGAGCCTCTTTTTGCCATGTTACTGTTCCAAATCGTGCATTAAATTAATGCGATCAAGTTTTGCTGCTTCAGCTTTGCGGTTACGTATTCTTGCGCGAATCCAACGCCCTCGGGATGCGCCTTGATGGCGAACATCTGCAAGAGCACCTATATCTATGAAGGTAGAAGAACTGGCTGTGCGAGATCCTGGTACGGAATCGCCATCTAGTGCAATCTGAAAGCCTGTACCAGAAAGAATACCTGTCTTAAGGGTAGTCTGTGAGATGTCGTGGCCTACAGGATTTTCGTACCAGCCCGTGTCATACAAGAAGCCTTCTTCGCCTATGCCCAGTTCAACATCAACAGTCCCATCTTCTAGGCTAACAAGCGAATCGGTTGTCGTTAATGCGCCTCCTGTATACCCAGTTACGGTAGTGTATATCGAAGCTCCTTCCGAATCGACTACTAGAACTCTTGTTCCAGTTGGCGCATTCGGATTTGTCATAGTGAGCGTATTCCCCGACAAAGAACCTGTAGAACTTTCGTCCGTATTAGCATTTAAATCGTCCCCAACAATCGTGGAGTTCTTTAAGGAATAACTTCCAGAGCCTAAGTGAACAGCACCAAAGCCTGAACTAAGATCGCCAACACTTAATGCATCACGATCTTCGATAGTCCAACGCTGACTCGGGAAGTAAAAACGCAAAGTCTCGCCTGTATCTTCGTTGATGACATACAAGCTAGCATTAATACTACTTACCGATAACCTGCCATTCGTCGGAAGTTTGTCGATAATCGGAGCACCGAAATCTTCAGCCGCAGGTGCGCTAAGTCCTGAAGGAGGAGTTACTCGCCAAAGAGCACCGTCTCCAAGGACGTAGACAGATCCTGCATAGGTAGTCACAGCCCTCGCGGATTGCGCTCCAACTCCACCCAGGTAATAGGGTCTGGGGCTTTCGGAACTTCCAGTTAAAATAGTTCCCCAGTCTGCGCCAAACACAGCCAAAGAATTTGCGTAGGGTATTGCTGCTACGATATCCGATAAGCCTTGATTAGGTACATGATATTGGGAAGCAGACTCAAAGGATTCCCATCCAAATGGGCCTTGAGCTCCTAATGAAATTATGCCGTCTTTGAATACACCTAACCTATCATCCCAAGTAAAGATGCCGTCAGGTCTGCTAGGTACAAAACCGGACGATTCGCTAATCACATTCCCCAAGGTATCTTCGTGAATGTTGTCGATAAAACTTGCTTCGCCTATCGGAATTCGCGCCAGAAATCTCAGAGGATTTCCTTCTACGTTTGTCAGAGCCTTAGTTATCTCTTGCTCATCCCGCTCGTCTGAAATGCCGATGCGCTTAGTTCTGAAGAGTTCGATAGCCGTAATATAGGGATACGCGGCATCTGGAAACGACACAGCCGGAGCCGGATTGTCAATGTCCTCATCGTCAATTGTACGCGCATCAAAGATTTCGGGATTGGGTGTTGACCATGATCCTCCTGGCCCCTTCTTCTCAAAGTTTCCTGATACTAAGCCCCAGTTTTTAAATGTACCATCTACCGGATCATTCTCGTCGAAAGGCTGGAACTTGGCGAAGTAATGCAAGTTCAACACTTCATTACTATCTTGCCTTGCGCGTGTATCTAGGTAGTCATAATTCTCCCACTCGTCTTGGTATCGGTTGCCTTGCCACATGCGAAATTCTCCGATCCAAGTATCCGCAGTATTGGTTACATCTTTAAAGCCCCCGAGGTAGATAATAAATTTAGCTATTTCTAGCGTATTATCTTTTGGGCTATCCATCGAGAACGCCATTATTTCCTGACCGTTTAGCGCATAGTCCTTTAGAGTTATATCAAAGTTAGAGCCAACAGTTGTCATAACTGTAGAGATAGTATACCAGTTAAAATTTTCGGCATCCACGTTTAGGCCACCTAATTTTAACTCGTCAAAAGATATGACACGTTCCGAGAAAGGATTCCATAACTCTGATACAATCGTGAAAGATTCTTCGCCTGTTGAGAGTGTGACCGAGCCATCACCTAACGGACTTGCGTATAACTGGATCTCAGCATTCTTTGCAGCAGTTTCATCTGTATCTGTAACCATTAGAGCATACTGAACATCCCCCAGAGTTTTAGTCTGCTCGAAATATGACCTTGCAGGATTCCTTACTTTTGCAGTAGTATTATCTCCTTCATAGCAACTCCAGTAGACTTTAGCCGCCCGATCCCAAAACTTATCTGGTTTATCGTAAATATCGTCTGTAATAAAAGCCACATCAGAAACTAATCCGTGATCAAAACCAGGCTCTGTTTTAGTAGCAAACCGCATTTCAAAGTGCGTTTTAATTGCGTCTTTAGATACTGCTGTTTCCCAAGCTCTCGCATGATACCAATGAGTATTTTCTGATAGTCCTCCTACATATTCCGACGCGTCGTTATCATCCTCGTCATTATTACCATGCCCTCCTGTGGCAGTTACACCCTTAAAATTTTCATCCATATGATTAGCAGTTCCTTCCCCTCCTTCTCCAAAACCTGATGAACCCCAATGAAGAAGTCTTTGATCCGCGTCATATCCTCCATTATTTGAATTAAAGAATGAGTCTAAAGCCTGTCCATTGGTAGCTTCAGAAGGAAGTGTGTCGTAGGAATGCCACACATCCGCAGTAACGTCGTGTACGTGTATCCTAAGTGCGTTACCCTTACGAGTTACAACTACTGTATAGTTTTGACCAGTTGTCCACTCAAAATCCCCGCCGCTACCATCATCGATAGTTCCGATTCTATAGTATGGCGTTCTATATCTTTTATTTACTGACCGCGCCGCAACTAGACGAAAATCTGTATCATTGCCCCAACCATGCCCCTTGTAAAGCATGACTTGAAAAGCTGGAAGCCAAGGCTGAAGATCATTAGGGCCAACTGAAAAAAGACATTGACATCTTGTTTCTGTAATCGGCGGGATGGCCGTCGAATTGTCAAACTTGAATGAAAATCCTATAGTAAAATCTTTTGTGGTATCCAACTCTAGGCCCGCTCGATATGCAACCCAAGCACATCCCTTGCTACTTGTAGTTCTGTTCTGAGAGTATCGATCAAATACACTTTCCTCGTAGTCGTTGAAACCTGGGAACGCCGCAAAAACCTCTACCGAATTTCCGTGGACATTACTATCTCCTGGATTATCATCATCGAAGAGGAAATAGTTTTCAACACCATCGTGGGTAAGACCGTAAGATGCGCCGAGCTCAGTTTTACCTGAGTCCTCCCCCTCTTTTGTTGTACCTAAAACTACTTTAGTTCCACCAAGAGCTTTAACAGGCTTAAGCCGTCTAATGGGGCCATAAGTACCATCCCCTGAAGCAAATCGTGCGCCGTACTGGTAGACGCCGTCAAGAATTCCGCTTGAACGTATATTTCTAACCGAAACTTCTTGTCCAATCTCGGGCAATCCAAGAGGGCGTAACTTGTTTCTCCGGACATCCGCAACACAAAGAGCACCACCAGGCTCGTTAAGGAATAATTTATCTCCTAACTTAAGCCCTGTTGCAGCCTTTGAAAAGATACCGTCCTCTGCGCTGAGAGTAGACGTTGCGCCTATAACACCCGCCGGAACTAAAACTTCACCTGCTAGAATAGCTTTATGGTCTGCGTCTTGGACTGGGCCTGGGGCGATAGAGGGTAATGCGGAGGTTGGTGCGTGTGTTTCTAATGCTAATGCAATATTAAATGCGCTGACATCTTCAACAGAATCTGCTCGGTGCTGGAGGTCAAAGATCGCCTCGCCGTCATCCGAAGTTGCCGCGTAATCAAATATCGAAAATCCTAAAAGAGATCCGTGGAAATTGGTATCATTTTCTTTGTCTTCATCTGCGCCAATGAAGAGGTCAGGGATTCGTCTATGGTCAATAAAGGGCAACTCAGTCCCTGCTGCTGAGGTAGTAGCAGTATCTGTGCCGTTATAGATAAATAGATTCGTGCCGTCACAACCTACCCAAACAGTAGTTTCAGTGTTTAGATCCGAATGGAAATCAGCTCCAGTTTCCCATCTAGTTTGCTCTGAGTAAGTAAATAAGAGTTCGCCTGTATCTGCCTCTAATTCTAGTTTAGCAAAACCTGGAAATTCAAATAACGTAGTAGTACGTTGTTCAGTTAGAAACTCCCGCGAAAATGTAACTTTAAATGCAAATACATTACTCGCCACACTCGATAAGTTAGATGTAAAAAATCTGTCGAATACCGAATTAAACGGTACTCTAACAGCACCCGAGAGGCCATTAAATCTTAATTCTCCTTCGTCAAGTAAGGGCTTACTTGGATACGGTAAAGCATCCCCGATTCCGGTTGCCGGAGAGATCGGTGCTTTAGAATCGCAATTTAATTGAATCTGAGGAGTTGTAGTCGGGGAACGACTCGCCATAGCCCAATCTTCTTCCGAAGTCGGATCTACATTTTTAAAAATATTAATAGGATCAATTACGGTGATCGTTCCTTCAGGAGATGCTGTAGGCCCGAGGATAGAAAGCGTACAACCATTCATCGTATACGTTCCCGAAGCTAAAGTATCATCATCTTCTGAAGCATCTACATAAAGAGTTACTTCAGGCGTTCCAGTCATTGGCCCATCTACACGCAACGCGACTTTAATATTCGTGTCAGGTGTAGTAGCTATCGAAAGTGTGGTTAATCCTGCTGCTCCGGAGTTATCGTAGATATTAGCTTTAATCGTATAGGCTCCACCCGCTTTTTCCGCCCAAATTTTAAACGTATTGTTGGCGTCCTTCGCTGCAAAATTCGCTTTCTGTTGACCTTCAATTAAATATATCTTACCTGCCGCCTCTTGAATAGAGCCTAAAGCTACCTGGAATGCAATTGTAAAGCCGTTCGTTTGACCGGAAACATCAAAAGCATTCGTATCTAATTGCCAATAGCTACTCCCTGGTGCAGCAAAACCTGCTGCTGAAGTATATTGTGCTTGTCGTACTGAACCGACTCTACGAGTTGGAGTCTCCGATTCGGCAGGATCCGCTTCCCGAATTTCGTGTAGCGCAGGTTTTTCTGTGAGTATCCCAGGAGACACTCTACGCATAGGAAACTGATCGATGCGACTTGGATGTTTCATTGTGGGGTAGGCTTCAGTACTCCATCTGCTGTAGCTGGATCTCCATGCTCAAAGTTATCGAGAGGTGTATTATTCCTTTCCGTGAAACCTGTATAAAGTTCACCTTCTCGCCAACAATTCCAGCCGTTCAAACTCCATTCTGTAGAGTCAGGGAAGGCTGGTGTATAGTGCTCGCGACGTACCGCTAAAACATTTAGTATAACTTTAACTGTAGAATCATCTGATTCAATGTGGGTAAATATACCACCTGAAAAAGCTACTCCTTTTACAGCATCCGGAGTCCAAGAATTACTTCCGAGATTTGCGGTAACAGGTAAAGTCCACAGATTAGTATCCGCTTCTTGGTCATCAGGATCGTTGGAAGTAAATAACTTGACGTAAGTTGAATCTGTCCCTGCCCCTTCGTAAAGGCTAGCTTCCGCATATATCAGATGGCAAGAGTCATCTACAACGATGTATCGCTTCTGGCTGTCTAATAAAATAGACGCCGAAATTAATCGATCTGGATGCGGCTTCAGATCGCAGCAATGCTTCGGAGGATCACCTTCTCGTGCCATTTTTCCTTATGTGAACTTGGGCTGGGCGGGAAACTTGTTTACCTGAACTACTATCTTTAATATCCTCTTTGCTCAAGCTAGCTTCAACAGGACTAACGCCACCTGTTTTCCAGGATCGCCAAATATGGACTGCGCGAGATAGTACAGCATCTAAAGTTTCGTCCGGCCAACTAAGCGTGTCTGAATCGCCCATAGTACTTAAGGACTTAAGCTGTTTAACAGCGAAATTTTTTGCGGTGTCCAGCACAGGCCAGATCACTAAATACGCATTTGTACCGTCATAGAGTTGCTCATATCCTCCGACATCTGTATAGGATGTAAGACCATACGTAGTTACTCCATCCGGTGTGGGAACTAGTTTAATTAAATTACCTAGTTCAAGTACTTCTAAAACCCGTCCTGCTGTGGGTAACTGTACTGTTCGTTGGTAAAGAGTTACAGTTGCGCCAACTTTAGACGAATGTATCGGTGAACCAAAGTCTATGGAATTCGCGTCAGAATTAACCGAATACACTAGATATCTAACACCGTCAATATCACAAACATCTCCTGGTCTAGTATCCGCAGAAACAGATGAGAAAGTTATGGTAGAGGTTCCGGCGGAATGCGACGAAACGGTTAACGATGTGGAGCCTTCAGTAGACCCCACAAAGTAGTTACTGGCAAGACCAGGGACACCATCGCTGGCAGCCCTGGCCGCACCTGCATTGATCGCCTCCTTAACTTGGCTAGCTGCAATAGCCGAAGCGGTAGTAATACCGACACGATTGTAGAAGCGGGTAGCCAAGCTAGAGAGATTTGCCATTTTCTAGGATGCTTTAAAACGGTCTGAGTAGACGAATGAACGACGCCCGTTATCCAAAGACCAGCATGATCTCGCATGCAGTCGTTTGAACAACCAAGTCTCTTGCTCTGCAACCTGGAAATCAGAAAGCGGCTCTAGCCATTTGCCTGTAGCAGCATCGCCGCCGTAGACCATGTTAAAGCGCAAAGAATTCCAGTTAATCCCCATGATTGGGTGTACAGAAACCGGCGTAGAATCCGAAGTTATATCCCATGCGGTAGCCGCTGCAAGGAAATGGTGGAAATCCAACATTGTTCCTGCAATAGGAACCTCGGTAGTAGTTGCCAAGTTTGCTATTAGAGAATCATTAATTTGACCCTTAGTTCGCATATACTTGAGAACCTCTTCGTACATTTCAGGAGTTACCATCCAGTCCGTAACCATCTCACCCGCTCCGTAGCGGGAAACTGCGATGATATACTTCTGGAGGTACTCGTAAACATCTTGACCGTCATTGAGGTCAAAATTTGGTTTACCTGACCCGTCATCATTATCAACGCCATCTACGTATGGCTCCCATTTAGCGACATCATCCTGAGAGATTCCCATAAATGACTGAGCACTTAGATCGCCGTATTGAGAGGAGGAAGCACCATCTCGGTTAGTATCAGTACCTGAAACGAACAATCCTAACAAAGAGAAAGAGGGGATTGAGTAATCTGATCCACTTCCAAAATCTGTGTCATTCAAGTGCGGCGCAAGTCTTGTTGGGGTAGCAGAATCTGTAGATCCTCCAAGTACAGCATAAGACTCTTGTTCTTGGAAGAATTCAGCCATGTGCCGTTCAAGTAGTCCTGCAACAGTATCGATGCCTTGTTGTACTGGACGCCGTAGCAAATCCTCAGGTATCACAAAGTTACTTGCAACATCTTGGATGCTTGAACGCGCAGTTGACCAAATGCCGTTTTGCGTAAGTGCCAAACTTGTAGCAGAACCCATCGCCTGAGAACCTGAGGCTTCGCGAGAACCCTTGTAGTATTTCCAGGAAGAGGCAGGAGTTGATCCTGTAGTCAAAAGATGCTCTACGTAATCCGCATCATTCACAGAGAATACGCGGCCACGTTCAGCAGCTTTACGGAAGAATTTTTCGCCTCGGTCATTTACTAACCAAGCCGGATCTGAGGTCATTGTGTTAATGGTACTGAGGACAAGAGAGTCCAGCAGTTCCGTGGTAGTTCGCGTGAGCGGGAGAGCCATTTTTAAGTGCGCCTATTGCGCTTCGAGTGTTGTTCTAAAACTTTCTGGGCATTTTCTGCGACACGACGTTTCATCTCCTGCTTATTTTTAGGGGCTCCTTCTTCCGTAGTCGGAATGAATAATTGAGGGACTGAGGTGTCATAACTTGAAGTAGCTTCAGATTGCTGTGGAGCAAGTCCAGCCGCATGTACTAAATAAATGACTCCCTTCTTATCGAGGAGCATCTTATTAGTATAGCGTCCAGATTCCAAGCCATCTTTGTACTCTGCAAAAATTTGCTTGCCTTCATCAGAGTTGGCAGCGATGCCTTCCTCTTGAAGCCAGTTATGAATGTTCAGTTTTGCTGTAGCCTTAACTTCAGCTAACTCAACTTCCCGAGCAACAATCTCTTGGATTTGATCAGGATTTTGGTAGCCTTTTGCTTTAAGGTCAGCTTCTCGTTTATCATCCCACTTACGGTGTGCACCATCGAGGGCTTGCCCAATCATGCTTTCAACTTTTTTCATTTGATCAGCAGTAAAATCTTGGGCTAATTCAGCCTTTGTCTGGGCCGGAGTCTCAACACCATCTGCCGCCGCGTCTGCAAGTGTACCTATAGGCTCTTGAGAGGGTTCGATAGAGGTAGGTGTAGGAGTAGTTTCGTTCGTATCTTCAGTCATTTCGGGTGTACCTATGGCTCCCATGCATTAGAGTTTACCCTTGGCTCTCTTCATGCGGTTTAAGAAATCGAGGAGGTTGTTTATCCCAGGTGGTCACACCATCCTCGTTAAGATTAGTCTTTTTTAATTTGGTTTCAAAGTCGCGCAGACTATAAGCTGTGCGATTCTCTGGATCTCCCTCGTAAGGGAGTGCAAATATCTCAAATCCATTAGCCCATTCACCACTACCTGTGCGGCTAGGACGGGGGGGTTGAGCATCGTTTAACCAGATATCTCGGTCTTCGAGATACTGGGCGAATTCAATTTCGGCCTTAGAGTTTCTGGGCGGGGCTGATATTTTACTTTCACATTTCTGACAAGTCCACTCAGGATACTCTACCGCACCTGTAAATTTACATGTAGTACAGGTGTGTAATGTACGTAAGCCTTGGTCAATAAGCCAGCCAACATACGGATCGCCAAAACGCGGAAGGTTAAACATTAGAAGAATGTGCCTCGATTAGAATGTTGTACTCTGCATCATCCGGAGCAGCACCAGATTGCTTTAAACGAAGAAGATCAGGAGGATTAGAGATAGTTACAGAGTCCATAAAGCCAGTAGTAACTGCAATAGAAATCTGAGTTCCTATATCATTCCACGTACCGTCTGGATTACCTGCCTGGATTTCATATACTCCAGGATTACTTGTAGGAATAGTTGTAACGGTTCCAAGATGAAATGTGGCCGAAACACATCGCCCAATTTCAACTCCCTCCGTGATGGTGTCACCCTCCTCAACAGCTTCAAAGCGAAACCATTTAATTCCCCCAGAATTAGAGGAAGCACCATCGTCACCAGATGAATTATTCCAGGATCCGTTTAAAAGTTTTTGGTGGGTAGCTTTAGTCATTATTCCAAGTGTTTAGGGCTCGAAGACAGTAACAGTGTCAGGGTGAAGGGGTAGCACAATGCGGCTGGGGTAGGTTTCACCGTGGTACAAGGTTACGGTGTTGTTGTCGAAACAGGGGTGGCAGCGCACAGGATTGTCTCCATTAACCTGAGGAACATCAAAGCGGGTGTAGTTGGCGAACTGCACACGTAAAAGGTTAGTGCTGCCGCCTCCAGGTAGGTGCATGGCCTTGAGACTAAACTCCAGACACACCTTGCGAATGTCCCCCGCGACATAACTTTCAGGGAAGGCATACCACGTATCTGCCACATCAATCCAGTTTGCTCCGGTGTCAGCCGAGTACTGGGTTTTCGCGTAGACCTGAGCCCCAGCCTGAGACGCACTAAGCCAGAAATGCCCTTGGGCGACACCTAGGTACGTGGACTCTTTTAACGGGGAAGTGGATGCTGTTATAACCTTCTGGAAGTCGTTGGTATCGTAGGTTATACGGGAGCTATAGTACGAATCTATGTTCGTAGAACTTACACCACCCGCTATTGCGGTACTTACGTCCTCGGGAGTAGTGGCGGTTCCCCATGTGTTGGTGATGGTAGTAGTCCAGTCCGACCCAGAAGGTTCTGCGGCGACTAGTGCTGTTTCGCCAATCCAAAGCTGCGTGGGTATCGAGGTAACCGCTGTGGCATCCTCATCCCCAAACCGCCGAAGCCAGTGCATCTTCTCGGCTGTAACTCGCACCCAGGAGTAGGAGGTATCCGTATAGGGAGGTGGATCCTCGTCCGCGTAGTCGGTGGCGTTGTTAGGGGTAATAAGCATCTCAACCTTAGGACAGGCTGTGGGAGAACTATTACCAAAATTCGTTGCTAGGACATCCTCATTCTTGAGGTAGTATCGGAAAAAGTGCAACTGCTTGGCTCTCATCCGGATCTCCTCCCCATCCACCTCTGTAGCCGCATGACCGCCTGACGCACCGAACACACCAAAAGCGTTTTCCCTGTGGGAGAGTAGGTCAATAAGCGCGTTGGGCGGAGCCCAGTGATCGTCGCAGTCCAGGATAGCTAGTATAGGGAAGTCTCTAGGAAGACGCTCTCCTAACTCGTCAACATTGGGGTAGCGGTTTAGTAGGGTATCTCTGTTATCTGAGGATGCGGTGCGCCCTGTAATAACCGATTTAAGTTGGTAGGCATCTCCAGTGTCCAGGGTGTCTTGTAAAAGTTGCAGGTTGGTGGCAAGGTGTGTCTTAATGGCTGTCTGATCCTTATAGCCGTCCCAGATGTACCCGCAAAACGTCGGTGTTCTCTCCCCTATAAGGTCTCGGGCAGGAGCGGTGATGGCGTCTTGGCGGCGCGGGAGGAAAGCCCTGGGGGAAATCGCTGAAATCTTAGGCATGGGCATCCCGCCGATAAGTGTACGATCTTCCCCTAGACCACTCATAAGCCATGTAAGAGCACCCCCTGCACTGGTTCCCGACAGCCCAATCTTACTAAACTCAATGTACGAGGAGTAGTTCGCGTTGACGTAGTGCATAAGCTCTACAATGTCCTGCATATCCCGCTGACAGTACAGACCCCATCCGTACTCAGAGTTAGTATAACCATTGTCCCCGATCCAGTCATCCCCATCTGAACCACCCCCATCTCCGTGTCCTCTGTGGTCTAACGTGACACAAGTAAACCCATTATCACGGGCGGTTTTTGCCGAGTCCACAGCACTGGAGCGGTTGCCCCCTGCCCCGTGGAAGAAAAACAATAAAGGTACTTGACCAGAGGCGTCATCGTAATAAATATTGTACTCCATTACATACCCATCGGACATGGTAATGGTTTGAGCTTCGCTATTTACTTCGCTCATTTTAAACTATGGGGATATCTTCTGTGCCGAGGAATGGTGTACTCTGCGCTCCCTGCGTTTGGATGCCACCTGCGGGGGCCAATAAAGCGTTCTTCTGTGCAACTTGTTGGTGCTGTACGATAGCAGCGGAAATAGCTAGTATTAGTTCTGTGTTAGACTGCGGCGTCTCAGCTAGCTTCTGTGAATAATACGCGATAAACTGATCAGGCGGATCTTGTTCTAGAACAGAGATTGCCGCCGTTTTACCTGAGATGTAGTCAAATAACCGATCCTGAGGGCCACCCGATGCCAAACTTAATTCAAGGTATTGTGCGATGTCCCGTGCACCTGTGGCCCAGAGGAGTCGGCGTAGTGACTCTATAATAACGGGAGGCGCACCATTTGGAAACTGGGCTAATGTATTTGTAACAAGAGAAGTGGCTGCGGCATAAGTTTCTCGCTGGCCTTGTTGCGATAAATTCCCTAGTTCAACTGCATCTACCCTGAAAGACATGAGTGCGCTTTCGGGATCAGGTATGTCGTATATCTTCGACAGACCTGAAGGAAGCGGGATCTCTAGTGCCTCACCCCACATCTCCCGCTGATAAGAAAATGTAACGTGAGCAGCCGAAGCAAAAAGCTCCGCCATAACAGAAAGTCGATCCTTAGTTCTGCGGTTACCCGCGTTAGATAATATCGAAGCCTCGGCAGCAGATTTTCTTGGGCCTATCTGCATACCTCTGTCTAGAGCGTTAGATCCAATTACATCATCTAGTAATCGTATGTATTGTTCCAGAGCCGCGAAAAGTTCAGCAAGCGCAGAGTTTCTCTCGACAGGCCGCATCTTGTGCGATACACCCGTATCGGCTGTATCCGCTAATCCTGTTTTAACAGGTACGTATATCGTATCGCCTGTCTGATTGTCTCGTACTTCTTTGATGTAATCTTCTGTAAGAGCTTCTTCATCGTAAAGTATTACATTGTTAATGCTTCCAACTTCCTTAGTGATAGCGTGTAAAGTATCGTGGATGTCATTTATGAGAGGGATCCAAGACAATACTTCAGAAGGACTGATGTCTTCCCCTGGCGCAGGGTCAAGGAACGAGCGGATAATTAAAGGACACGCGCCTGATAACTTAACGCGAGATACGGGCATTCCGATGCCAGTATTCGACTTACCTTTATCCGAGCCGAGCTCGTAGGTAACCTTCGTACATTTGTTGTGCGCCGTAGGCCAGAAAACTTCGGTCTGGATTACCTTGTCCGTGGGATCCTCAGGATTGGCAATCGAAAAGGTTCGCCAGAAACAACGCCTTAGTCCTGGCTCGTAACCACACTCAACATGGCTAAGAGCTTTGTACTTAAACCGCTCGTGAGGCGGGGCGGATTTGTCTGTGTCTACGTAGAGCCCGACATGCGTCCCCATCGGCCCATAGAGCGCACACTTCCGTGCAGCCTCCTTGAGTCCCCCGTGCCGCCCAGCCCAAAGCATCAATGTGTTCTGGTCTTCGGTAGCTCGGGCCGCTTCCCCTGAAAGAGCCTCAACCTGAAAGACAGGTAGGGCTGGAGAAGCCTCGATTGCCGCTTGGCGGAGGCGTGTCTGGAATAGGTTTGCACCTACGTCCGGATACAGCCAAGGAATAGAAACTGATTCAGGATTAAAATATACGGCTGTAACCGTATGATCCCGCCCCGCATAGAGCGCATTTACACGCTCCGTGACGTACTGAGCCGCAGAGTCGAGCTTTTTCTTAGATTCTGTAACGATCTGCTGGATCGCAGCATCGTCCGGAGCAGGATAGTAGCGAGTCACCTTGGGACAAGTGTATCCAATTGTTTTAGTTTTGTCAAGCCCTAACGCCGCCTTTTGTGCCTCATAGGAGGAGGTTTCCAGTAGGGCGAGTCAGGGCCAGGAGGCGCGACTTTTTCAGCCTCGATCCCTGGAACCGCGCCTCGCTTCATAATAAAGTTAGTGAGAAGCGCGAATGCATCTGGAAGATCGTCCGATTCCGACTTAGGGAATTCCGAAAGTCTCTTGAGCAGGATGTCTCGCCCAGGGAATTTGCCTGGGAAGAAGATACGATTCTCTGCCATCCCTACTTGAATACCCTGTAGTCGCTGTTGCTTCTTAGCCCGACTTTTTAAATTGATCGGAACAAAACGAACTTTCCTAGCCCAATGCTGTTGGTGCGCCCAGGCACGTAGGGCATCACAAGACATTGTGTTCTCAACCCACAGAGCAGCAATATCCTCAGAGTTCTCGTAGATAAGATCAGCCACGTACTCCATACATTCTGCAATCTGCCCTCGGATTTCTCGTGCTTGGACTGGAAAAAAGATGTTCGTGTCGGGGGGCATGTCGGCAATGCCTGGGATCTCTAGTCCTGGAATACCTATACAACGCTCTGCGGTTGTGACATGTACGAGGATGATACCGTTCCAATCCCCAATCTTGGCATCCGCACGAGAAGTTGGATCCCAAAGAATAATCTTCCGGCCCTTAGGTAGATTCTCTGGAAGAATATCAAAGAGCGTAGACTCTCTAAGACGTTTGTCCGGAAAGAGTGCATACGCCGCCGCGACAGGTTGCACGAGGTACTGCTGGCTCCAGAATTCTGGATCATCAATGCGATCCTCCGCAGCAAGTAATTCTAAGTCGGACATGAAGTCCGGACAGAGTGCGTATGCGCCGTCCGGCCCCAGCCCCTTCTTATCCGCAATACCCGTATTCGGATTCACGCCATCCCAACAACCAAACCGATATTGTGACCACTCTTCGCTGTGCTCCCCAATCCAGGCCGAGAGATCGTAGAAAGCCCAAGGAGTTCCGATGTGTCGGATGTTACCTGACGGATCTCGGAGGATCGGCTCAAGCTGCTTAAAGGACTGAATGACTTTCTCGCGCTGGACTGGGGTTGTCGAGTTGCGTTCATTCGACGGGTCATCAACATAGATATCTGTCGGGTGCTTACCCGCTTTGTTTGAGCCAATCGAACTAGGGAAGAAGCAAGGCTCCCGCCCCATCCCCTGTCTACCTGCCGTATTAAAGGATCCTGGCGGAGAACCTGGAGAAGCGCGGCACGGAACAAGCTGGGGAAACGCCGCCGAGAACGGAACAAGTACAGGGGGTTCCTTGCCCTGGGCCGGAATGATCTCAACCATGTTCTCGGCATTGCATATGTTCCGCATCTCACCTAAGATCTCGTTCGCAAGTTGCGTAGCCGCCGACACATACATCGTTCGCTTCTCTGGGTCACGCCATTTCTCCCAGAGCGCGATATCCATCAGCAAGGTTGTCTTGCCGTGGTTCCGCGATACAATCGTACTCGTCCTGTTGGTACTGAGGGCGTTCGCTGTTATTTCTCGATGCAACCTAGAGAACTGCTTCCGCCTAACGGGGGGAGAACCAGGTTGGGCTGTCAGGATTCCCCGATGACCTATAGCATGCCCAAACGCTACAGGATCTTCAAGAAGTCTTAGGATAGCATCAAAAAGCTCAGAAGACTTCTCGATGTCGCGCTCAGAAAGTATTCGCCAAGGAGAAGGAGTCACAAGGCTAGTCTGTAACTAGGTAGCCCTGGAGAGAGACAGCTAGTCCATCCCCTGCCGAGTCACCTATACCCGTTACCCAAATGTCGGTCTTAGCCGGAAACGACGTAGCTCCATTTAGATTAAGCGTTTGGGCCGATGGATTTGAGACAGTAAAAACGTGCATCGTCCTGACCG